GAGCTTGGCTACGGAGGTGACAAGGTCATCGCCACCAGCTCCATCACGAGTGGTCCTGGCGTAGTCGGGTCCGCGAACCGCATCAGCCGCCGTTGGGGTGGGCAAGGATGAAAACACGCTCGCGTTGGTGAGGTGCTCCGGCTTCGGAAGCTCGTACGCTATGCCATCGCGCATGAAGCCCCATCTCGGCCAGGCCGCCGAGAACTCTGCCGAATCCTCGCCGTCGGTGGCCGGCGACGTTCTCCAGCAGGATGACGGCTGGTCGTAGTAGGCGAATGGCTTCGAGGACGTCGGGGATGAGGTCTCGCGGGTCGTCGTGCCCGGCCCGGAAGCCGGCGTCGGAGAAGGGCTGGCAGGGGTATCCCCCGACGAGCAAATCGATAGGTGGGACACGGGACCAGTCGACTTTCTTGATGTCGCCGAGATTCGGCACGTTCGGATATCTGATGGAGAGCAATTCCGCGGCGGCGGCGTCGTTGTCGGCGAGCCACACGAGTTCGGAGTCTGGAAATACCTGCTTCACGGCCTGGTCCAGCCCGCCGTAGCCCGAGCAGACGGAGCCCACGCGGAGGGGCTCAGTCATGTGAGCAGGACTCGATGCTGATGTAGTCCTTGCGGACGGTGATCTCGGCGTGATCGCCGAACGCGTTCTGCAGGACGTCGTCGAATTCACCGCTCAAAAGGGCGGTCTGAAGCTCCGAGCAGCGGTTGAAACGTGCCTCGTCCGGACCCTCGTACGTCTTACCGATGCGCTTGTGCGTGTGCGCGTCGTAGGTGTAGCTCATCTTGCCCAGGCTCGGATGATTTTCGTCGATGTCGAGGCTGTAGAGGTCGTCGACGTCCTTATCAGCGGTGGTGCGGAACCAGATCGGGTAGTGGACGCTGAAAATGCAGGCGTCACCGTCGTTGAAGTGTGGGGTGTACTGTTCCCAGCCGAACTCGATGATGGTGGGGTCGTCGAGGACGGCTTGCAAGCTAGGCGCGAATTCCTCAATCGTCCGCTGCGTGCGACGGGTGTTCCAATTGTTGACGTCCCCTTGCACGGGAAGGCCAAGGAATTCCTTGCTGTCAGTCATTGCGGTGATCCAGTGAGGTTCAGTGTGGATAGCGGCATGACTTTGTGGAGCTTGCCGCCCATCCACGGTTCGATGGGCATGCCCTTGATGTAGTTCGCCGGGGAGGGAAGCCATCCCAGGTCCTCGATGATGTGGCGCTCCGCGATTTCGCGGACGGGGATCTGCTTTCGGCCGACGGTCAGCGTGGTGCCGAAAATTTCCTGGCAGAGCCACACGCCGAGGGTGTGGTGGTAGACCGAGCGGTGTCGGACGTCGCCGATGATTTTCTTGGAGCTGTCGATGAACTCATGGACTTTCAAGTAGTCCTGGGGTTCGCCGCCCCACTTCCTGGCACATGATTGGGCATGGTAAAAGCTGTTCACGGGATTTCTGGCCAGACGATCTCGGGCTTGATCTTGACGGCCTTACCGTCCACGACGGCCAGTCGCCAAATGTCGCCCGAGTTTTCTCCGGTAGCGCTGATATAGCCCTTGAAGGAGTGGCTCTTGGCGTGGGTGTTGAGCAACTCCTGCAGATGCTCCACGGTGCTGTAGCCCTTGTAACTGTCATTGGCGACCGGGACCACCGCGTCCGCGTACTTACGCATGAGGGTGCCGTCCTCGGAATCGACGTCCTCTTCGACGACGCGAAGTTTGAGATCGCGATCGACGTAACCTCGCGGACTGTGGCAGACGAACGGACTGTCCTTGATCTCTTTCCAGGCGAGTGGCGGCTGGATAGAGATTTCATCTTCGAATAGCGTGTAGTAACCCATCAGTGGTCCTGTGCTTTCTTCGACCAGCTCTTGTCGTTGGCGTCGACGTGGTCACCGTCATGGAAGAGCCGGCGTTCGCACGCCTGCGTTCCGGGTGGGCCGTCGGTGGCGTCGCAGGGGAGGGTGACGCCGTTCTCGGCGAAGAGGCTGACGATGACGGGATCGTCCGCGAAGGCATCGGCGCTCTCATCGAGGGTGTCCCAGTCGCCGTCACGCAGGACCCTGATGAGGGTCGCGAGGACCTTGCGCTTCACCTCCGGCGCCACGTTCGACTCGATGAGCGCATCGGCGACCGGGTCGAAGATCGCGCCCGCACCGTTCCAGCCCATCAGAAGTCCCCGCACGCGACCTGCAGACAGGTCAGACCGAGGTCGCGCCACATCCTGACCATGCTGTTCCGGTCCTCGAACACTCCGCGCACGGTGTACTTGCCGGCGATGTGCCTGTCGTAGATCTCGCGCTTGATCACGGTGTCCGGTCGGAAATCCCCGTCGGCTCGCATGAAGAGTCCTTCGAGCAGGTACTCGTAGCCGAATGCGACAGCCGTGCCGTGGACGTGGTCGTAAAGCCATGTGCGGGTGGCTGTGTCGCATACGTCGGAGCGGCCGGAAACATAGAGGATGTGTTCCTCGGCCACCAACAGCGCCTCGGCCACAGCGACGATCGGCGCGTTGGGTTTGTCCTCGCCGACGCGGGACCAGTCGTACGGCTTGCGGTCGCCCCTAAGTGCGAGGGTGCCGTCGATATCGAAGATCCAGACGTCTGTCATGCAACGGCGTCCTGGACGTCACGTATCGCGGAGTAGAGCTCGGAGAAGAGCGCGTTCTGCTCGTCGATCTTCTCGTCGTAGACCTTGTAGGTAGAGGCGAACACCTCGCGGTCACAGGCGTAGAACTCGCCCTTGGTGCCCTTGATGACCCACTGGCCGAGGTACACGGAGATCCAGGAGGAATGCAGAGTGTCGAAGATGCGGGCTTCGGCGTCCGCGTCGACGACGAAAAGGCCTTCGGTGAAGTTGTCGATCTCGATCTCGTTCTCGCCGGTCCACTGAACTGCTTCTCGGACGATCGGCAGGGAGATGTACTGGCGGATCACGGCTTCTTCTCCGGAGAGACGGTCACGCCGCTGCCGTCGCTGATGATGATCTGCGCGCGGCCGTCGCGGATGAGCTTTTGGTCGCGCTTGGCTTTGCTGCGCGAAATCTTTTGCTTACCTGCGTTGAGCACCATGCGTATGCAGATGACAACGCCGACCGTGATGATGAGCGTGATGACTGCGGGGATGACGTACTTCATGCCGCTGCTCCGAAGCGCTCACGGTCGGGTTTGGCGGCCTCTTCGAGGATCCGCTTGCGGAGTTCGTCTTGGAGGTCGACTTCGGCGCGAAGGTCTGTGAGTAGCGCGTCCTGGCCCTGCCATTTGCGGTCGCCGTAGGAGTAGTAGGCGCCGCGCCGGTCGATGATGTCGAAGTGGACGGCGTAGGCGAAGTATTCGGCGGCCAGGTCCAGGTCACCTCGGTAGAAGCCAAGGATTGGTGCGTCTCTGAAGAAGAGTCGGGTGGTGGCCACCTGCTGCGGCGGGGCCGATTTGTTCTTGATGGTTTTCATTTTGACGACTTGGCCGACTCTGACTTTGCCCTTGCCGGTTCGTGCTTCGTCGATCCATTCGTCGCGCTTTACTTCAACTCGGCTCCAGAATGCGAAATTCTTGGCCTTGCCGCCTGGCGTGGTGAGTGCCGGCCCGTAGGGGCTGAAGCCGCCGATCATTTCGCGGTACTGGTTGACGAAGAAGCAGGTGATGGGCCGGTCGGATTCTGCGAGGGATCGGGTCATGGCCGAGCCGACCTTGCGAAAGAATTTCCCGACTAGCCTCGCGCCGACGGCGACGTGGGCGTCTTCCATACCCTTCTCGTCTTCGGGCTTGGCGATGAGCGCCGGGTAGGAGTCGAGAACGACGGCGTCAAAGCTGCGGCTGGCACAGCCGGTGATGATGGCCTCGAAAGCGAGCTCCATATTTTGCGTGCTCAGGACAGCGACTCGGTCGATGTCGACACCGATGGCTGTGGCCTGTTCGGTGTCGAAGGTCTCACTGGCGACCCAGAGCGTGCTGAAATTCGGGTCGGCGGCTTGGTTTGCGGCGATGGTCTTGGCGGCAATGGTGGATTTGCCGCTGGACTCATTGCCAATGAGTTCGTGCCATTGGCCGGTCGCCCAGCCGCCGCCGAGAATGACATCCAACGCGAGGCTGCCTGAGGTGATGCGTCCGTAGTGGTTCATGGCGCTGGCTACCGCCACGGTGCCGTCGCCGAATTTCTTGTTAATTACGGCGACGATCGCTAATGCGTCGTCGTTCAAGGGCATGGCGAACTTTCCTGAGCAGAAAGAAGTTGAGGCGGGCCCCGAAGCTGGCAGTTTTCGTGGGATTCGGGGCCCTGAGGCATGCACGTGCGCTGGCCACCTGGTGGCTGCGTGCATCCGCCTAACTGGTTCTGGCCTCACTGCTTGGCTATCAGGTTTGCGGATCGCCTGTACTGCTCAGGGTATGGCCGCGCAAGTGGCGCGGCTACGGGTTGATTAACTCCCTGTTGAGGAGTACCAACTCAGTTTCTGCTGGTTTCTCTCTGGGTGAACTGGGGGCTATAATTTCTGTCGGGTTCACGGAAGGTATATAGGGATGACCATTTGGTCGCCGACCGTGAGCCTGCTTAGCGGGATAGAGGAGTTAGGTTGTCCTCGCTGCGCTCATAACGCAGAGACCGCGGGTTCAAATCCCGCTCCCGCCACGTGGCCGGCGTCATCGCGGTGATGTCGGAGACACACGGAAAGGCCATCAGGGAGATGGGGATCGTCCCTGATGGCCTTTCTCATGTTCAGACGCCGCAGGCTCCGCTCAGGCAGGCTTGGGAGTTTCCGACTTCCTCGTACTCGAAGCCTTCCCAATCGGTGGCTTCCTTGTAGGTGACGGCGGTGAGGGGCTGGCCGCCTCGGGAGCCGTCGGGGTAGCAGGTGATGCCGCGGAGTCGCGGTAGGTATTCGATGAGCATGTCGCCGAATTCCTTGATCTCGAAGTTCTGGTTCTCACGTGCCGGCAGGTTCACGGTGCTGGAGATGCCGTGGTCGACCCACTTTTGGAACCATGCCTGGAAGGCGAGGCGACGCTCGGGGTCCTCGGCCAGGGTGTAGGCGGTCTCCAGGCGGTCGGGGTCGACGCCGGCATCGGCCAGTCGCTTGGCGGTGGGGTCAACAACGTACTGGTAGTGCCACGTGTCGCCCTTGAGGTAGCGGCGCTTGAAGCCAGCCGCGAGCATCGGCTCCAAGCTGGTGGTGCACTCGGCGAGGATGCCGATGGTGCCCGTGGGGGCCATCGCTCGTGTTTTGACCGGGTGGGAGATGCCGAGGCGGTCGGCGTAGCGGGCGGCGAGCTCGGTCGAGGTGGCGTAGACGTCGAGCCATTCGCCGAGCTCGTCGTCGGGGGCGTACGGCCGGCCGCGCATGGCGAGCCACTCGTAGACGCCCATGAGGCCTAGGCCCAGGCGCCGGTTCTTGGTGCGGGTGTCGGCGACTTCGGCGTAGGGGACGAGGCTGTAGATGGTGCCGCACAACAGGAAGGCGGTGGCCAGCTCGACGACGCGGGCGAACTCCTTCTTGTCCTCGATGCGGGACATGGTGATGGAGCCGAGGTTGCAGATGTCGTTGTCGTCGCGGCTGGTGATCTCGGTGCACGCGTTGCGCAGGTGCTCGCCGGCGTTTTCGCCGACGTCGACGGAGAAGCCGGGCTCGGCGGTGGTGAGCATGCTGGTGACGGTGTGCCAGTAGACGAGCTGGGCGTGGTCGTGAAGCTCGTGGTCGGGGTCGTGGTAGGCCTCGAAGAAGCGGTCGTCGAGGATCACGCTGATGTTGGTGCCGTCGAGCGCGGCCGGGAAGTTGAAGTCCCTGTCCTTGAGCGTGCGGACGTCGTCTGACCAGTTCTTGGAGTGGATGAAGTCGAAGACGTCGTCGTGGTCCCAGTGCAGGCCGGCCCAGATGGCGGATCTGCGACTGCCGCCCTGCTTGATGTGTCTGCCGGTCTCGTTGACCATGTTGATCAATGCCATGGGTCCGGTGCTGGTGCCGCCCATGCCCTTGACGGGGGCGTCCTTCGGGCGGAGCTTGCTGTAGACGGCGCCGATGCCGGCTCCGGTCATGAGGCCTGAGGTGACGCGCCGCATGAGGTCGGCCCAGGCTTCGCGGCTGTCTTCTACGTCGAGCAGGAGGCAGTTTTGGACCTGGTGGAAGGGCTTTCCCGAGGCGTAGAGGTATCGGCCGCCTGGGATGAATCGCCTACTGGCGATGAGTTCAGTGACGTCGTCGACGAGTTCAGGGAGGTAGGGGCCCATGACCGAGGTGGCCACTCGTCTGGCGGTGTCCGCCCAATTTTCGCCGGGCAGGGCGTACTTCTGTCGGTAAATGGTTTCGGCGAACACCGACATCTCGGTCACGAAATACTCCACGCGTATGTTAGGCCTTGGCGATGATCACGCCAGGGTTGTAATTGTTTTCGGTGCTGACTTGGCGGGTCGCTTGGGCGGCTTCGCCGGTGTTTTGGACGGCTGCGATGCTCTGTAGGGGGGAGCAGTCGAAACAGCGGAATACCTCGACCGGGTGAGTTTGCACCGGCATGTAATTGCCTGAGCGGCAGTGTGGGCAGTGCCCGGCGTGTTCAGCGCTCTTCGCTTGGTGCGGTCGGTATTCGGCCGTCTGCTGCTGTTTGACGGCCTGCTGGCGGGCTTGTACGGGTGTGGTGTCCCACCAAGGGCGGTATTCCATGGCGTGTGTCGGTGGCTGGTTCGCGTCTGCCTGCTGAGCTGCGGGCGCGCGGCCAGGAAGGCGTCCGGATGCCTCGGCGAGTTTCTTCAGCCAGAAGTCGTTCGACAATGTGTGTGCCCTCGCTCAAATTCTGCTTGTGCTATCGCACCGAAGGCGGTCGTTACTACTGCCTTCATGACGGCGGCGAGTTCCGTAATTCTTTCGATGACCAGGTCTGGATCCTCCGGCTGTTCCAGAGTAGAACAGACGGAGATTTTCGCTGCAATGAAGGAGATCATTTCGATGTGGTCGGCGTAGGGGGAGGCCCATTTCATGCGCACGTCGCTCAGATTTCGTTCGGTTTCCATTCCTTCCTCGCTGGGTGGTAGGAGGCCGAACATGTCCATCATGTCGCGGACGAATTCGTCGTCTCCGCTGGACAGATCGAAGAGGACCTGGGTGAGCGTGCTTCTGGGGACTTCAATGGTCATTTGGCGCTGGCCCAATCTTTGACTGTGTGAATATCGGCGGTGAGGGGGACGGTGAGCAGGGATTGCATGTCGGGGCCGATCATGGCGTCGCGGACGAGGTCGGCCACGTGCTCGGCGATGGCGGTCTCGGATTCCACACCGATCTCGTCGTGGACGGTGAGGATGAGCCTGGCCCGGCCGGCGTAGCCGTGCTCGCGAAGGAGGCTGCGAGTGCGGACCATGGAGAGCTTGTTGAGGTCGCCGTTGCTGCCCTGAATGTGGCTGTTGATGAGTTGGCGCTCGGCTCGGGAGCGGAGGTAGGAGTCGGTGCTGGACAGGTCAGGGATGCGACGCTTGCGTCCGTACAGCGTGCGGATGTGGTGGTCGGGCCGGCTGCGGGCTGCCTTCATCAAGCGGCTCTTGTAGCGGTAGATCTCCGGGAACTGGGCGCGGTGTGCTTGCAGGATGTCCTCGGCCTCGGACCGGGTGATCCCCGCGCGCTCCGCCAGCAGTGATACCCCTCCCCCGTATCCGATCAAGAAATTGATGGTCTTGCCGTACTTGTTCCGCTCGTCGGGGCTGACCTTGTCGGGGCTGATGCCGAGGATCATGGCGGCGGTGACGAGGTGCGGGTCGATGCCCTCATGGAAGCCCTGGAAGAGCGCGCCGTCGCCGGCGTAGTGCGCGAGGAGGACCAGTTCGACCTGGCCGTGGTCGCCGATGATGAGGCTGTGTCCCTCGGGGGCGACGTAGCCCTGCCGGATCTTCTTACCTTCGGCGGTGCGGATGGGGATGTTCTGCATGTTGGGGTTCTTGCTGGAGCATCGGCCGGTGGCGGTGCCGTAGGGCTGAATGGTGCCGTGGATGCGTCCGTTGACGATGATGGAAGGCTTGTCGGCGGTGCCGAGGTAGCCGTCGACGTAGGTGGACACCAGCTTGGACGTCTCCGCGTAGGCCATGATCGCGGCGGCCACGGGGTTGTCCTTGTGCTTGGACAGGGCTTCGGCGTCGGTGGACGGATCGCCGCCCGGTGTCTTCTTCGTGGGTTTGAGGCCTTGGCCGCCGTCGCGCTTGGGCGCGTACAACACCCCGGACTTTTGCGCTGGGCTGGAGATGTTGAAGACCTTGCCCGCGGCCTTGTAGACGGCGGCTTCACGGGTTTCGAGCTGCTCGCCGAATTCCTGACGCAGGCGCTCGAAGTGAGCACGGGAGACAGGTGCGCCGGCCAGGTGCATCTCGGCGCACACCTGGAGCACGTCCATCTCCAGGTCCCACACCCGTTGCAGGTCTTGTTCGACGAGTTGCCGCTCCTGGCGTCGTTTCAGCAGCCATGCGCTTTGGGAGTCCAGGCGTGAGTAGAGGGCGACTGTGGAGAAGGGGAAGGATTCGACCCGCTTGCCGACGCCTTCCTTGTCGTAGTCGAAGCCGTACTCGGCCTTCGTCCTGGGTTTGAGGCCGTTGAGGCGGTTCTCGTCCAGGAGCCAGGAGGAGGTGAGGGTGCAGTGGTAGGGCGGCGGCGGCATCTGGCCGGCGTAGTACTTGGCGATGGAGGCGAGGTCGAAGGCGAGACCGTGGCCGATCTTCCGCCGGCTGGAGAACAGCAGTGGCTTCAGCGCGGAGAAGACCACGTTTCGGCGGAGCTGCGTGGGGGGCGGTTCCCAGACGGGGGTCTTGTAGTGGCGGGTCTTGCCGTCTTTGCCGACCTTGGGGACCTTGACGTGGTCGATCACTCGGTCGCCGATGGGGTGGTCCATCGGGATGGCGACGGAGGCACCGTGGGTGGCGAGACTGATCCAGGTGACGTCGTTCAGGGCCGGGATTCCACGGTGTTCGCCGATGGATTCGACGTCGAAGGTGAGGGCGTCGTAGCGCGAGAAGTAGTCGACGACGCGGGCGAGTTGGTTCTCGGTGAGGATCGTCGTTGGCGGGTGCACGAGCGGGGACTTTCGGGTACGAGAAGGGCGGCCCCCACATGGTCGACGGTGCACCGGTCGGTGCGTGGGAGCCGCCCTGTCTGGGGAGGGTGGTCAGCCGTACAGGTCGTCGACCAGGTTGGCCAGGTCCTCGAAGGTGTCGCGCTTGACGATGACGGCGTCGTAGCGCCTGGTCAGCAGGTCGGCGCGCTGCTCGTCGGTGAGGGCCTGGACGCCGTAGTCCTCGACCAGGTCCCTGGTCTTGATCGGGGTGAACTGGAAGGTGTACTTCCGCTTCACACCCTCGCCGCTGGAGGTCCGCTTGACCGCGAAGGCGATGTCGTCCCGGTTGATCGGACCGGAGCGTGCGCTCTCGGCGGCGTCAGCGATCAGGCCGGCCAAGGTCACGCCGGTCTCCAGGACGGCGACCTCAGGGTGCTTCTTGTCCCAGTCGCTGAGCTCTACGACGTTGAAGATCGCCCGGAACTGCGGGGCCTTGGTGATCTTGTCGCATTCGCAGAGCGGGCAGCCGCGCTCGCCGTCGCCGCCGATGAAGTTGTCCTCCGACGGGTTGGCCAGGCACAGGAAGCTCTTTCGGCCGTCAGCTTCCTCGACCCAATGGAAGTAATAACCGGCGATCATGTCGTCGTCGATCATCTGCACGACCCGCTCGGTCTCATCCGGCTTGAACTCAGGGTAGGCGCCCGTGCGAGTGGTGGCGTGCTTCTTGAGCAGGGCCTTGATCCCCGCACCCGGAGCGCCGACACGGCGCAAAGGAGTGGGGGAGTCGGATCGGCCGGGCGGCCGGAGATGGCGGGTGGTGGCGCCGTCGTCGGTCGTGGCTGAGCGACGGGTGGTCATGGGTTTTCTCCCTGATCTGCGGTGATCGTCTTAATGACGCGGGTGATCCACTGGTGGTCTTCCGCGATGTGGTTTTGCTTGATGAGTTCGAGTTCAGGACCGAGTGCGTCGTTGACTGCGGTCATCGCTCGGTCGAGGCCGGCGTCGATAGGGTCGCGCTGATCGTCGTCGTCGTAGTCGAGGTCTTCGTCGGTGAGTTCGACTGCCGCTTCGAGGCGCAAGCTGTTGTACCTGCCGCCGTTGATGATGACGTGCTTAGTGACGCTGACCCGCATCAGGCCACCTGCAGAGTTGACGTCTGGAGGTGGATTTCGTACTCCAGTTCCTGCTGGAACAGTTCGGCGACCTTGGGCGTGAACTGTGTCTTGCCGACCGGCTTGGCGTACATCTCCAGAACGCCTTCCTCGCGTGCGATGGCGACGACGCCCAGGGTCATGCGGGGCGTGTAGAGGCGGCGGGCCGGCGCGTCCTGGTCGTCTCTTTCGAGGGGCGAGTCGGCCAGGGGGTAGGTGAACGGGGTCCGAGGCAGGAGAAAGTCCGTTTCCCACTTGCGCATGGTGACGGGGCTGCGTCCCATCATGATCGCCAGATCGCCGATGGAGTGAAATCGCATGCTCTGCAGGGGGAGCCTGGGGCTGAGCCGGACCTCGTAGGTTTTCGTCGCGAGCGTGGCGAGGCGTTCGGCGTCGGTATTGGCACGATCTATATGGGGGTTGGTGGGCGCCGCGCGCCACGGAAACACTTCTACGGTCGTGGGATCAGTCATCGGTACGTCCCCCATAGTTGGTGCGTATATGTCGTGGTGATGAGTGCATCGAGATCTTCGGCGTCGACGAGGCCCTGCTGCTGGCACTGCCAGAGCGCGTCCTGATCGATGTAGGTGGTGGTCTCGGTGCGCATGACGAGGTCGAGGATGCCCTTGCGTTCGGCCAGGGCGCGTGCTGCGTCCTCGTCGAAGTGGCTGCGGGCGGATCGGCGGATGTGGAGCCCCGTAGCTCTCTTGTCGCCGACCGCGATCTCCTCGGCCAGGGCGAGGTTCAGGTTCCCGTTGCGGTCCTGCTGGCCGTGTGCCCTGACGGCCTCCAGCATGCGGTCGCGCAGGGTGGCGCGTCGCCGGCCGAGTGCTTCGTACTGCTGGTCGAGTACGAATTTCTGGCGTGCCAGGTCGTGGACTTCCTGTGAGTCGTAGGTGGACTCGGCAGGGTCGTCATGCCTGGTTTCGTGCACTGGAGGTACTGCCCCGTCTGCAGTGATTCTTTGGTACAGAACCGACAATAGCCGAGTTTTTGCCCAGTTTTGGCAGGGCCTAAAAGTGTCAAGGTAACGATTGGGACACTAGCGGCTGATCTAGCAGGAATCGCCCAAAATTTCTGCGATGTACCTGGTCAGCGGCTTGCGGGCGTTGCGGATGACGCCGTCCTCTCCGATGTGATCACCATCAGTGATCGCGGAGGCGATTCGTCCCTTCCACGCGAGGAGGTCGTAGGCCCACTCCTCGATGGTCCCTTCGGTGATCAGGTCTACAACGTTTACCGTCTGGTGGGAAGAACCCGCGCGGACGTGTCGCGCATCGATCTGCTTACGTTGTCCGGAGCTTCTGGCGGGGTCGTAGTTGATCAAGTGGGTGGCCGACGGCAGGTCAAGCCCGTAGGCCCCCGCGTGCGTCATGACCATGACAGGCGTGTCCGAATCCTGGTTGAACCGCGCCGCCGACTCAGCCTTGGCGGTGCGGCTCATGGTGCCGTCGAAGCGCGTGACCCCGTAGGATTCGAAGGCCTTTTCGAGGATCGGGATCATGCCGCGAAACCTCGTGACCACGATGACCTTGCTGGCGGGGTCGTCCAGGATGGTGATCACATTGCGTGACAAAATGTCCAGTTTGGGGGTGGATGTGAGGTTTTCCAGCATGCCCGACTCCGCCAGGCGCACCACGTAAGGGGGCCCAGAGTTTCGGACATGTTTTTGGTTTTGACAAAACCTCAGCGCCGAGTCACGGACCAGTTGCGGATGATCCACAAGCATCTGTGCCGCAACCTGAATGCCGCCGACCCGGCCCGGTCCACTCCCTTCGTCCATCCCGCTGTAGTACGCATCGATGTCCCACTCGGCCTGGCCGCCGAGACCCGACAACTCCTCATTTAAGTCGCGTAGTAGTCGCTTGTATACGACGAGTGTCTCCCGATCGAGGTTTACACGCCAGACATCCTTTTTCACACCCGGAACGAATCCGGCGACATCGGAGTCCGTCGTCCGCTTGCGGTACATGGCCGGCGACAGCTTCGCCTGCAGCCCGTGCAGGTCGACATACCGCACAGGCCGGCCGAAAAAATCACGTCGGATGTGAGCCTGCTCGAAGTCCCGAAAACCGCCCAGCAACTCGGAGTCGACCCAGCGCATGATGCCCCACATCTCCTCCGGCCGGTCGTTCTCCACCGGATCACCCGTCAAGGCGACGCGCCACGGCACCTGCAGCCCGGACAAGGCCTTGGACCGTGCCGATTTGAATCCCTTGAGCACGGTCGCCTCGTCGATGGCCACCATCTGCGCCAGGCGCTCGAACAAGGGCACATAGTCCGCCACCGTGGCGTAGCTGGCGATGACGTACTGCGGCGGCGAGGCCTTGATCTGCGCGATCTGCCGGCGCTTGCGCTCCGGCGTGCCGTCGATGACCACACACCACTTCTCGGTCGGCACCTGGACCGTCTTGGATTTCAGCCGCCGCAGCCGGGTCTCCACGTCCGTGGTGGCGGCGAGTGCGGCGGCCCACTGATACAGCAGCCCGGTCGGCGCGCAGATCAGCACCGTGGACACCTCGCCCTCGCCCAGCAGATGCTCGGCCGCGGCGATGGTGGTCACGGTCTTGCCCAGCCCCATGTCCATCGCCATCAACAGATTGCCGCGCTCCAACAGCATCTCCACGGCCGGCTCCTGGTAGGGGTACAGGTCGACGGTCAGCAACGCCACCTCCGGCGCAGCGGGGAGACAGCCGCGCTGATCTGCGCCACGATCTGCTCGTCGCTCAGGTCACCGGGGTCGACGTCACGAGGCAGGCCGTCGTAGGTGACGGTGAGCATGAGCCGGCCACGCGCCCGAAGGGCTGCGTACATCGCCTTGGCCATGGACCAGCCGGCCGGATCATGATCGTGGAAGGCGATGACCCGCTCACCGCTGGCGGCCAGCAGATCGACCTGAACATCACTGGCCTTGCTGCCGAACACCGCCCGAACGGCCGGAGCCGGCACACCGAACCGATCCCAGTCCAGGCCGTGGATCCGCACGGCGTCCAGCGGCGACTCGACCGCGACCACGACCGGGCGCGGCGGCAGGTGCACCCCGAAGATCGACGCACCCTTGAGGACCACGTCGGCGGGCCGATTACGGACGTAGCCACCGTCCTTGACCTGCCAGCCCATCAGCCGGCCATCCGTGGCGCGGATCGGCAGGATCCAGGCCGCGCCCTCGCGCAGCACTCCGAAGGCGGCAGCGGCCTCGGCCGTGATCCGTCGGCCGGCCAGCATCTGCGGTGTGGGCGGCTCACACAGCGCCAGGGCGGCGCGCGACACCACCGGGACCACCTGATCGTGTTCGGCCTTCAAACGTTCCAGGCGCCGCTTGGAGGCTCCGAGCGTGCCTTGCGCGCGGGTCCACGCCACGGCTTCGCCCTCGGTGGCGTCCAGCATGTCGGCCGCGAACTTGACCCAGCTTCCGCCGTAGTGGCAGGAGAAGCAGAAGCACAGTCCGCTCTCCGAGTTGACCGAGAAGGAGGGGGTGCGGTCCGCCTTGCCCAGCAGCGCCTCGTGGGCCGGGCAGTGGGTGTAGAGCTCATCACCGTCGACTCGGGTGACCGTCAGCCCGAGTTTCTCCAACGCGGACTGGACGTCTCCCGGAACCGGACCGCGCAGGTGCCTAGAAGCGTGCGTCGACAAGATCGTCCTCGGCGAAGTCCTCTTCGCCGAACGGGTCGTAGGCGAGCTCGGTGATGTAGCCGCCCTTCCAGTCGCGGCGGACAAAGAAGGAGAACGGGGCGACGGTCCGACCCATCAGATATTTGACCTTGAAGATGTCATGCTCGCGGGTCGGTTCGACGGCGATGACCGCGTCGGCGTCCTGTCCGAAGGCGGAGCTGTAGCCGATGGACTGGACGGTGACCTCACCGCCGATCATCTTGGACAGCAGCACCTGCGTGGTGATCACGATGGGGATCTTCAACGCCTGGCCGGCTCGTTTGAACCCGCGGCTGATGTTGGTGAGCGCCTGCGGCGAGTTCGGCTTCTCGCCCTGCTCGTCGGCCATCATGTAGACGCCGTCAACCAGCAGGATGTCGGGCTTGAGCTGCTGGGCCTTGGCCACGAGCCCGGACAGGGTGCTGGAGGCGGTGGTGTCGGTACTCAGCCAGAACGGCACCATGGCCTCCATCTGGCGGGTGACCCGCTCGACCTTGCGCAGGTCGGTCGGGTTCAGCCGGCCGTCGCGCAGGTCATTGGCCGACACGTGAGCGCGTAGCGCGTCGATCCGCTCTTCCTGCTCGACTCCGGACATCTCAAAGCCCACCAGCAGGGGCTTCTTGTAGGCCGCGTGCGCCGCAAGCGCGGCGACGAGCAGCAGGGTCGACTTGCCCGCCTTGGGCGGCCCGACCATCACGATCAGTTGCTCAGGCCGGAATCCGCCCAGAGCCTCGTTGAGCCGCTCGAACCCGGTGGGGATCCCGACCATGGCGCCGTCACGTTTACCGGCCGCGATGTAGCGCTCCATGCGAGCGGCACCGGTCTGCGTGATGTCGACATCGGTCGTCCTGGGCAACTCGGCCGCCAGAGCCGCCAGCACGCTGGACAGTTCGGCCTGGACGCCGTCGACGTCGCTGCGCTCCAGGTAGCCGACGGCCTGATCGAGAGACGCCTCCAACATGGCCATGGCCCGCATGGAGCGCAGCTTGTCGACGACGTAACCGATGGGTTCAGGCTCGGTGAGCAAGGTGTAGGTGGGGTACTCCGCCGACAGGACCTCGGAACTGGGCGGCTTGCCGTACTTGGCCTGGTACTCCACCAGGTAGCGCCAGACGCGGCCGGCTTCGAAGTCGGCGATCCATTCCGGCCGGATTCCGGCGTCCAGCGCCGTGGCGATGTCCCCGGTCTTGACCGTGTGGGAGATCAGGTGGCGAGGGTAGTCCACTTACATCATGCCGATCTTGGTGCGTAGGTCCGGGGTGACGGTGCGTCCGCGAGAGCCGTACTTCCAGCCGTGCTCGGGGTAGGGGTGATAGACGGCGGTGACGTCGGGGCGGTAGGCCAGGCGGCGGGCCAACTGGTCGGGAACGCAGTAGGTCACGCCGGCGCACGGCACCTCGGCGGCGGACAGGAGATCATCGATCTCGCGGACCTCCGGGACGAAGGTGACGACGTCGATGGTGAGGCGGCCCGTGATGAACAGCCGCTGAAGGGTGGCCACGACGACCTCGTCCAGATCCCAGTGGGTGTCCGGGGTGACGGTGCGCCCGATCCGGAGCCGCTCGCGCCATCTCTGGCCGGGGGTCGAGGGCTCAGGCGGCAAGCCTGGGCGGCGGTGACCGATCAGGTCGTCGAAGACTACGATGATCGTCGGCGGGCCGACGTTGGAGATGTCACCGCCCTGCATCGACACGCCTCAGACCCAGGGCGGTGGCGACGAGTCGGGGATCGCTCTGGCTGATCGGTTCACGCTGGATATGGCCGGTGTAGTAGCCGGCTTCCCAGATGTCCAAGAGCAGTTGGCGTTCGAGCGCCTTCCACGCTCGTGACACGATCAGTGGATCTTTGGCCTGCTCCACGGTGATGGGGGCTCGGCGCCAGAATTCCTGCTTGTCATCGGCGGACACGTAGATCAGCTCCGATCAGTAGCGTGGTGGGCAGGGCCTGGGCGGCGAAGGAAGGCAGCGCGTCGTCGTAGATCACCCATTTCGGGATGGGCTCGTTGGAGGTGACGATCGTGGGCCGGGCGGCACCGTGTCGGCCGCGCAGCAGCGTGTTGATCTTGCGTTGGGCGAATCTGCTGTCGGTCTTGTGTTCCTTGCCGAGGTCGTCGACGACCGCGACCGAGCTCAGGCGCACCCTGCGGCACAGGATTTCGGCCTGGTAGCGGAGCTTCTCCTCCTGCTCGGTCTTGGGGTCTCGCGCGGTCAAGACCATCGCCGTGATGAGGTCGTCGGCGCGCACGTAGCAGACGGAGGCTCCGGCGTAGGCGGCCTCGGTCAAGATCGCGCAGGCCAACTCGGTCTTGCCGGTGCCGTGCGAGCCGATGAGCGACATGCCCACGCCGATCAGCGTGCGGTCCTCGCGGGGCAGGTCCTCGTCGGCCAGTTGGAGCCGCTGCGGCAAGGTGGCGACGAAATGCCGGGCGGTGGCCAGGGCGCGGTGGCCGGCCTCACTTTGCGGTGGCCAGTCGGCCAGGGTCAGGCCGCGCAAGGCTTCGGGAATGTAGGACCATTTGAATCTCATCCGCCAGTCGATGTCGCGGTCGATCATGTGAAGTCCATCTCCGAGGCGCGCTCGATGATCAGAGCCTTGGCCTCGGGATCCCAGCCGGTCACCCGGTAGGCGGTGTCGCCGATCCAGATCCCGTCCCGGTTGACGTGCATGGTGCACACGCAGTTGCGGGATCGGGTCAGCAGATTCAACGACATCAGGCTGGTCTCGGGAGCGTGCTCGACGACCGTGCAGCCTCCCGGCTTGTGCCGGATGATCAGACCTTCGTAGGTCATGGTGAGTCCAATGGCGTGATGAGGGAGGCGGCCTCCTCGGGGGTCAGACCCCAGTAGGCCGCGAAATCCGGGTGGTCGGGGTCGTGCCGGGTCTCGTGCTCGGTCTGTTCGGTGACCGAGGCGGCGATGCCGGCCCGGCGTGACAGGAAGTCCTTCCAGGGCGGCACCACGCTCTTACGAGAGCCGCAGGAGTCCGCGTACGAGATCATCCAGGCCCTGATGCGGTCAGGTGGGACGCCGGTTCGCTTCCAGCGGTTCAAGGTGGCCGCCAGCGCCCTGCGGTGGATCGGATCCGGAACCAGCAGGGCTCGCCGTCCACCTGCCGTGGCGCGTAGCGCCTGCTCGAAGAAGGCGACCAGGCCGAGACCGGTGTCCGGCCGGAATGCCTGGTGTGTCGTGCGCCAGTCGGTCGGCGACTCAGGCATGTCGAACAGGCCGTCGGCCGGGTCCAGGCCGGCCTCAGGGTCGGTGTCGCGGTCTTGCCGCTTCGTCGCGCCGTGGCGCGACGTAAGAAGAGACGGAGTCTCTTCTTTCTGTTCTTGGTTCTGTTTTTGGTTAGGGTCCGGAAATCCGACCCTTTGAGGCTGGATTCCCGACTCATCGCCGATCCCAAGACCGGTCGGATTCCCCGATACCGCCCAGTCGGCGTACTGGACGTCGGTCATCCCGAGATGCTCGCGCAAGGAGACGTCGACGCCGTCAGGTCGGCCGGAGGATTCATGCCACTGCTCGACGGCGTCATCGAGCGCCTCGGTGGACGGCGGCTCAGGACTGATCTTGGGCTTCCTGCGCCGGCTGCGGATCTTCCACTGCGTCAGGGTGTACTGGGTGTCCTGGACGACGTCGACGCCGCCCGAGCGGATGACCGCCCACTGGCTGACCGGGTTGATCTGGCGTACGACACTGGCGTAGCGCCTGGCTTGGGGAGGCCACTCGTCTTCCGGGACGGTGCGGATGATGTTGAGTTCCCGCAGGAGGTACAGGGCGTCGTAGACGGTGGACCTGTCCTTGCGGGTGTCTTCGATGAGGGTGTTCTCGCCGATCCAGACCATGCGATGGTCGGTGCCGGCTGAGTCTGCGAGGCGGATCAGGACGAGCTCGGCGGCGCCGGTCAGAATGCCGGGCCGATGCTCCCAGACCTCCGCCTCGATGAGACGTGCCAAGTGAGGCTCCGGAGGGGTCTTCAAGGGTTTCGGACCACGTTTTGGTCAGGGTTGAAAGGTACCAAAACTCCGGTAGAGTCTGGGACATGAGCCGCCGCTGAGCATCTCCAGCAGCGGGCGGCGTGCCCCCAAGAGCAGCAGAGTGATGCGCTCGCGGGGGCCTGGGCTCGGCGGTCGGCGACTCGGACACGTCCCGCCGAGCCCCTCCACTCTCATTCTTTTAGTTTCCCCATGCGGAAAAACTTTCAAGGGCGAATCATGAACTCTCCAGCGGATTTCGCTGCCCCTCTGGGCACCCCCCTCAGCGTCGTCATCGCGGGCGGCGGCAAGATCACGGCCGCCCACCTGGCCGACCTGATGGACGACTGGATCCGCTTCGGCACCCCCGACCAGGCCGAGGTGCGGGTATGGCTGCCGGGTGACAAGAAGTACCTCTCCAACGCCGTATCCGCCGCTGCGGACTGGGCCCAGATGGACGGCAGGCCCGGCAACTCCGTCGTCGTCACGGTCGAGCAGGCCTACCAGCAGATCGTCTTCCCGCAAGGTGAGGGGCAGTTCACGATCAGCGCGGAGGAGTCGGGCGCCGACGTGGCGGGCACGCTGATCATGGCGCTGGAGGAGGACAACCGCGACGAGCAGCGCACCCCGTACCTGATCGTGGCTTGGGGGGAGACGTTCGATCCGCCAGATGTGTTCACCGGCCAGCTCCTGACCGCCGCCACCACGGCCGGCATCCCGATCCTGGAGATCTCCGCTCGCGGGCTGCAGCCCTGGGCCGGACCCGAGGACGAGGACAACGACCCAACTGTTTCCAATTCGGAAACAGTTGCCGAACCGGACGAGAAGCCAACCCCAAAGGAATCCTTTGGGGTTGCGGACGAGGCCCAAGCCATCGCCGTCGGCGAGGAGCCGGCGCAGCCGTTCGGGCTCATGTCCACCCTCAAGAAGTGCGAGATCCTGGCGCAGTCCTCGATCAAACGCTACGAAGCGCTGTTCGACGCGCCGTGTGAGTCATCGCTCTTGCAGGCGATCCTCTACTGGCAGAGCCGGCTGCGTGACGAGGGCCTGGACGCGGTCGTGGCGGCTGCGACGGAGAACGCCTCCCTTCGGGTCACGGTCGTCACACCTCCCGCCGAGACCAAGCCCGTGGCTCGTAAGGGGCGCAGCAGGACGGCCGACGGCCAGGTCTCGGTGTTCCTGTCGAAGGAGGGCGTCAAGGCCGTCGAGAAGGGCTTTCAGCCAGGTCTCGATGAGGTCGTCATCGCCAAGGGCAGGCCACGAGCCGGCTGGGTTCGCCGGTCAGTGGAGCGGGATCTCGTACCCGCGAGTCTGCTCTAGATCTGCTCTCTTGAAGAGAGACGATGGCTCGCATGCTCGGCCGCTACCAGACGCCTGGATGCTGCCCCGGTACACGGCAGGGCTGGCGGCGATCCAAGCGCCGGACAGCCGTCGACTGCAGCGGCGGCGACAGTGGCACACGCTGGCGTAAGCGTGTGGAACAACGCGAATTCGCCCGAGAACTGCGCACAGAATATGAGTTAGCCTGGAAATGAGTCCAGGGCCTGCGTAACGCTAACTGGTAAAGCTCGGGACCTCAAAAGTCCTGGTTTGCAGGTTCGAATCCTGCCGCAGGTACTCCGGTCCTGACCGGTGGACAGCGCCTTGCGTGCGCCGCTTCGAGAAAGACCCCCGTAGGAGCCCGGACGTTGAGTCCCTAGGTGACCGCAAGGGGGTCTTTCTTTTTATCGTCGAGAAGTCTTGCTGAGGAAGTAATGCAGGAGCGCCACGAGTGCGACCACCGTGAAAACTGCTCTGGGGATCGGCCACGGCGTCAGTGTGACGCCCAAGGCGATGAGAGAGACCGGGCCGAGTTGGTATTCGGGCTTGATCCACCGGCCTACGAATCCGTGGATGGTCTCCCAGATGATCCACGTGATGAGCGCGGACTGCAGGAGGTGGCCGATTTCAGGCAGCGAGATCAAACTTCGACTTGTCCTTGATCATGGTGTTCTTCGCCCAGGTGGAGACACCGGTGGCCTTCCAGAGGCCGAAATGCGATGCGACGGCGATGAGCCAGGCGTTGATCGCCGTGATGACTGCCATCTTCCAATCCCAAGCGGCGTCGGCGTTCGCGGCGTCCAGCGCCGAAGAGCCGACACCGGCCACGGCCGACAGCGCCGCCAGCACGACGGCTCGAACTCCGCCACCCCATGAAGCCTTGGTGACGAGGCCGACAAGAATGGGCAGGAGAGTGCTGACCGCAAGGGTCAGAACCTGAATCTGATACATACGATTCCTTTAGCTGTCGTAATGCGGGATCAGGCCGAATTCCGGGGGGTTGATGCCAATGCCCGCAGGCACGTGATCCTTCAGTGCCTCATTCAAAATGTAGATCTTCCGGGCTGAATCTTCGTAATGGAAGACGCCGCCCGCGTGGTCGAGATGTCCTTGCCGGTAACGGATCTCCGGGTCGTCTTCGGCGTTGAAGAAATAGGGGCGCGCGGACGCGCCGGCTTCGAGCACGAAGCCGGCGACGGTGAAGGATTCCGTCTCCTCCTGCGGGTCGACGGTGGTCCAGTTGAACGTCAAGACGGCGCTACCTCCGATGGGGGCGATGAAGGTGGAGGTGATGCGCCGCCATGCGCCACCCAACTCAGGTGCGGGCTCGCCGCCTGAGTAGGTCATCGGGGGAGCGAGCTCCACTGCGGAGGTGGCGCCATCGCGGATGTAGAAGGCGGCCTCGGTGATGCCGGCGCTGGGCAGCAGGTACGTCGACACTGTGTAGGCGGCGTGCGGCTTCAGCAGGTCCAGCGTCGTATACACCTGGTAGGACGTCTCCGGTGCCAGATCGACACGCAGGGCCGGCGCGGTGTCATCGGTGATGGGTGAGGTGATCTCGGTGGCGGTGGTGGCGGTCGCATCGGTGACGTTGACGATGACGATGTCGACCGGGGCCTGGTTGAGCCGGTCGGGGTAGACCAGGGTGCGGATCGACGCGCCGTCGGTGTACGGGGTCGGGCCACCGCCGCCTCGCGCCAACTCCAGTTGCACTCGGGTGACCTCCTGCCACGAGCCGGCGGGCAGGCCGGTGAACATCAGGCCGGGGACGGCGTAGGCGGCTCGCCGCCACAGTGTGGTGTCGGATCCGTCCACCTGATCGGGCGCGACGAACTCGCCGTGGACGCGCACCCATTCGGCTCCGCTGGCTCCGGTGAGGATGCCGCCGTTGGAGTGGGCGGTGATGCTCAGCCTTGGATCGGTCTCCAGCACGCCGGAGATGGCGAAGTCGAGGAAGGCACCCACAGGCACGGCCTGGCCGATTTCGATCAGACCGACGGATTCGGCGGTCCCGTGCGCTTCCAGGACGCCGGCGATGGCCATCATCGCGGTGCCCACGGACGAGGCGGTCCCGTGCGCCTCCATGTCGGGAGGCAGACCGATCTCCAAGGTGCCCACACTGACGGCCAGGGCGATGGAGGTAGAGGGGACGGCGATGCGTGAGGCGAGCGTGCCGGCGGAGGTGGCGCTGCCGCTGATCTCCAAGGGCACCAGCGCCGCGATCACGATCTCGCCGAGGCTGAGGGCTGAGCCGGTGGCCGAGGCCGGACCGTAGTTCCAAACCGCTAGCATGCCCACGCTGACCGCTTCGGCGGCGGCGCCGACGCTGACCTCGGTGCCCTCGATCGTGCCGGTGCTGACGGCTTCGGCGTCGGCCTGCAAGGGCAGGATCAGGCCGAAGATTATCGTGCCTGTCGAGATGGCGGTAGCGCTCGCCTCGCCCTCGGACAGGCCGAGCGTGGGGGAGGCATGAGGGGTGCCAGACCAGGTGTAGCCGGCTACGTCGCCGTCATTGTAGGCGGTCTCGGTAGCGATCTTCTCAAGCTGGAGGGCGTCCACCCACACGGTGGCCGATCCGCCGTCGACCGCGGGATTCCAGGTCCGGTTGTAGTAGTCGACGATGTACGTCAGGTCGCCCCACCCACCATCCGGCAGGAGTTCCGAGCGGACCGTGGCGTTGTACTTGCTTCCGGCGAAGTCGTTGGCCGCCGACTCCGCTTGGTACGAGCCACCGTACTGGGAGGAACGGAATTGCCGGGTGAAGGGGCCGGTGACGGTGTAGAAGCCCGCCGCAAAGTAGGAGTTGCCGGTGTGCAGGGTGATCACCAGCCGGTCGGCGGTGGCCCGCGGAGTCATGTTGCGCACCGCCCATCGACCGGTGGCGGTGAAGGTGCCCGTGCCGATCTGCTGCTTGGCGGCGTCGAGCTCGCCGGGCAGCAGATCGTAGACCTTGACGACGACGCCGCGACAGTAGGTGGCGCCGTAGGCGGTGCTGCGTGAGAGCAGGTAGCCCGACAGGGTGTAGGGGCCACCAGGGTCGATCGTGACGGTGGTCTTGACGCCCTTGGTCTGCGTCTGGGTTGTCGTGGCGGCGATCGACAGTCCGTAGGTGCCGACCTGCTTGTGGGTGCTGCCGCGGGTGGGGGTGCCGCCGTCGGCGACCCAGCCGGTGGTGGTGGTCTCGACGGAGGGGTTGGGCAGGAAGTTGCTGTACAGGGTCACGAGGCCTCCACGGCGAGGCCGAAAACGGTCGAGCTGGCGTTGAACGCGCTCGTCGTGGTCGCGACCTGGGTGTTGTTGCGTTTGACGGCGTAGTTGTTGCCGTTGGCGGTGACGGTGAGCCGGTCGCCGTCACCGATCGGCGTGCTGTAGGTGACCAGCGTGCTGATCACGCCGCCGTCGACGGTTTGCAGGGCGGTTCTGGTGGCGCGGAGGTAGGAGGTGTCGGAGACGTAGCGCAGGATGAGCGCCTGTACCTGGCCGGCCGCTGGGGCGGTGGCGAAGGTGGCGGACACCGTGGCGTTGGCCGAGGCGTAGGAGACGGTCGACAGGGCTCGGGTGGACACCGCTGTGGGTCGGACGCTGCCGAAGGTGTAGGAGTCGCGGACGAAGCCGGGCACCCGATCGACCCATGTCTTGGCGCCGTACTCGGTGACCCTGCCGCCCAGCGCCGCGATGGCGTCGTCTCCATGGACGGTGAACGTGTCGAGCACCCGGCTGTCGGTCGCGTTGCCGAACTCCCGGCTGATCAGCCGGCCCCGATCGTCGTAGAACTCCATGTAGACCCGGACCGGCACCGAGGCCTTGGCAGGGTCGGTATGTGGCTGGTGGGTGTAGGCCGACAGGCACAGCCGCAGCCGGTTATCGGTGTTGACGGGCTCCCAGCGCTCCACGTCCAGATGCGGCGGCTGGCCGACCAGCGGCGGACGGACGGCTCGCCACGTGCGGCCACGCCAGGACACGACCGCGCCGTAGCGGTAGGTGCTCTCGATGTCCCACTCCGCGGCCATGGGCAGCGGGACGGCGTTGGTGATGACGGTCAGCGGGTCGGGCGTGGGCAGGTCCTGCGCCACGGGCAGCAGCCGCACCCCGGCGTCGAGCGCGCTGACGTGCGTGTTGTGCACGGTGACGGCGTTGGTGTCGATCACCGTGTCGCCGACGCTCGGGATACCCAGAGCCAGCCGCGTCTGGACCTTGGTGTCCGGCTGGCCGACCGTGTGACTCATGCCCTGCCAGCCGTGCTGACTGGCGGTGGCCGAGTCATAGGCGACGGTGTCGGCCTCGATGCGGCTCAGCCGCTCCCACCACGTGTTGGGGAAACCCTCGCCGTCGGGCATCTGGTCGTAGCTGTATGCGGGGGAGATGCAGATGTAGGAGACACCGTAGAAGTAGACGCGGCGGCCGACGGCGTAGTGGATGGAGGCGTCCCACTCGGCCGGCAACGGGTTGTGCATACGGGAGCGGTCATAGCTGCCAAGCATGTTGCGTCCTGGCCGGACCACGACGTCCCACCCGGACGCCGTGCGCATGATCGCCTCCAAGGATTGGGTGGTGCCCTTGCTGGCGGCCAGAGCCACGCCGTCACGGGCGATGGCGCGGCGGCGCAGCCCGGTAAGGCCGGGGTAGGTGGGTAGGCCGAGCTGTTCGGTGATCAGGTCGACGAGGGTCTCGTGCGTGGTCTCGACGTCGGCCGCTGACCATGACGCCCGGATGCCGGTACGCACCCGGTCCAGACCCCAGCCGATCACGGCCATGTAGCGCAGCAGGGCGAGGTTCTCGTCCGCCTCAAGGGTCAGGTGGTTGCCGCGCAGCAGTCGGTAGTGGTTGGGCAGGCGGGTCCACAGCCACTGGGTGGAGCCGAGGTCCACGATGTGCAGGCAGGAAGAGTAGCCGGCCGGTGTCCACACGCCGCCGATCTTCAAGAAGACGCCGTAGTAGTAGAAGTGTCCCGGCTCGACATCGGTGTCGGCGTAGCCGACGTCGGGCACCTCGGCGTCGATGAGCACTTCGCCGTCGATTTCCGACTGGGGCAATCCGTACAGGCCCTTGACCAGGCGGAAACGGTCGAAGACGCCGACGGGCGGCTCCCACGTCAGGCGGACCGTCCGATAGTCGCTGGAATAGGAGATGAATCTTTCCGCGTCAAAACTCGGCAGAGCGGGCTCGGGGCCGTAAAAACGCTCGCCGTATTTATGCGTTAGGTAGATTGCCAAAAGGTGCCTGCCGCGATTCCGTACGTTAGGTAGATCACCAAGGATCGAATTTGGTGCCCGTCACAGGAGGGCTGGACGAGTAAGAACTGTTGCCCCAGGAGCCGTAGCCCTGCTGCGATTGGATGTACGATCGGGCTTCCCCCAAGCTGTTGAACTTCGGGTATGGCGACGAGTTGTACTTGGGATGTGTGCTGTCGATGATCTCGTAGTGAGCTGAGGCGCCAGGCGGACCTGAACCGACTCCCGTCCCATAGTCATGAGACCCCTCGATCCAGGTGAGCGTGACGATGACCGTGTACTTCAGATTGCTAGCCGGGGGCCTGACCACCACATCGGGAGGTGGTTTGACATCCGGAATGTCGTCAAAAGGGAGGGAACCACCCTCCCCCTCTGGGTGACATCGCACCAGGTGCGCCCGCATATAGGCGTTGTAGATGAGTGGGCCCGGATTTCCGCCGCAGTCCGTGCGCACGCCCATGGACACAACGGTGTCCTCGGCGTAAGTGTCGATCCACGTCACCGTGTTGTGCATCGCGTACCTGTTGTACGGCTGCTCTTGTATGACGTGACGCACGCCGATATCGACGCCGTCGATTTCCAGGCGGGCCATGCGGACGGCTTCATGCTGCACCGTGGCGCTGGTCGACTTCCAATCCGCCTTGATCGTGAAAGCCCAAAGCCCGGATTCACACAGTTTGATTCCGGTGCCGGTGGACATGGAGAACGCGTCGTCGTCGGCGCGTAGTGAAGGCCTGACCCATCCGTTGGGCGTGACGGTCGCCTCGCGAGTGCTTCCCCGGAAAATGGGGATCTGTTCGCCGCGTGCCACGTGCTGAATGCGGGCGGCCACGGTGCCGTGATCGGGGGCCAGATGGCCGGGATTGTTGGTGGCGATCTGCGGGACGAGGCCGAGTGTCCCCTGTAGGGCGACGGTCTCATCCTGCAACGAATTCATGTGCTCGGCCCAAACAATATCGATCAAATTTCTTTTGATCGTGAATTCGCGTACGGCGGCCGGATACGATGCGGGCATGCGGTGACAAACTCCTAAGTCTGGAAGTCAGTACCAGCCGAGGCTCGACGCGTGAGGGCCGGTGTTCCCCGCGGCGAACCCTTCCGACACGAACGCGGAATAGGACTGGCCGGGTGGCGCGGGCGGGCACGGTGGTTCGACACGGGGAGGCCACGGATGGGTG